TAACTCGTTGTATCGTTGCCGTGCGTTCTTCATTAGCCTCCGTATGTGCCTCCACCACCACCGCTAGTACCACCACCAGTACTTACGCCTTGTTTGGTTGTTATACCTTTCAAGCCACCAGATGTTGGTTTTTTAGTCTGTAGTTGAGTGGTTCCTTGTTTAGCTGCAGTCTTAGCAACTTTCTTAGCTTTAACTTTTGCCTTTTTCTTAGTCTGATCCTCTCCAGTAGGAGCTGGAGTAGGAGCTGATGGCATCTCTGTAGGAGCCGATTGAACAGGCATTGGGGGTGGTGGGGTAGTTGGGGGAGCTGGTGTTGGTGGGGTCGGTTGAGAAGGTCTGCCTCCTCCAAATAAATTTGAAATTAGTCCTCCGCACATAATTATTCTCCTTTTAGTTTTTCTTTTAGTATGCGTATAATTGATAATTGACCAGCTCTATAAGATATTTCTTTCTCCGATAGGGTGTGGTCTGGAAACTTGTCTGGGAACTGTTCATCCAGTTCATCAACAATGACTTGGATTCGTCCCCAATCAAGCGTACTTGGGTAAATTGGTGTTGGCATGTTCAAAAAATGCGGGCATGCGAGCTCGTTTTGTATCAGCAAGCTGAGGAGCTTTACCTTCATACATAAGACGGTCACTTGAATCCGTCCAAAACTTTCTGCTTAAATATTTGTTAGGTGCTATATCAGCCAATGGTTCAAAAATCCAATTAATTGTAGCTTTCCTAAGTTTGTCCAAAGAAGAGCTAGGGCGTAAACCCATATCAGCACAAACCAAACTGTTGCAAGCGACATGAATTTGCTCATCTCTGGAAATATCAGCCGATACTGTCCTAAGAGCAGCATCGCCACAGAAGCGATTGAAAGGTAAAATAACAAAGAATATAGCACGTTCTGCTACCAAGGCTTTTAGTATAGTATGGTCTGGGTGAGCTATCCACGCATCACGTAGTAGCTTTGCCTCTTTCTCAGCTTTGGCATCTAGTCCGTGGACATCAGCAACGTAGCCAAGAGCTAGGTCATGTCTCTCCTCATCCTTTACGTTTGATTCGAGCAGTACTCTAGCAGTATCGGGAACCTCTTTGCTAAGGGTTTCCGTAATAAAGGAACCAACAGGAAGCTCCATATGCCGTATTGCAAGAGCACGGTAGATGGCTTCTTCACTTCCTTCCAAGAGTTTTCCTTTCGTGGGCTTAACGGGAGTCCACTTTCTTTTCCTGTGTAATAACTTATCATAAGGGTTCATTCTTCACAACCTATGCACTTAATGGGTTCGAGTATTCCGCTTAAGTAATCGTCAACTTCAGTTTCATCCAAGGCAGCAAATGCACTAGACTTATCCTGTGTATCTCCCATAACTTGAAGCGAGTAGTATAAAGATGTTTGAGGACTATCTAACCACTCTTGAATAAACGTATTATCATAGGTCACACCATCTGACCATGAGTTGAACGAGTATCCGTGTAGTAGTCCAGTCTTATGGAGCATTGTCATAATGCCGTCTGCTACACGCTTGTATGCGTCCCAGCCAACCTCTGAGGCGATCTCCACATCGCCATAGTCGTATGATGTTACTCCAAACGTACCGCTGTCACGGTCTACGCTTCGAGATATAGGTGGTGCAATCTCTGGACAGGCAGTATACCCATCGAGATCTTTTGAATTGTAGCTACAGGATGCGGTAGGAGCTATTGCAAAAGCTCTCTGCATACCATACATCCATGCAATGTCACAAGCTGATAGTATACCACGCTTCATTGCAAATGCTATCTTAAGAGCATTTTCTGGTAGGGAACTGTCATTCTCTGAAGTTTCCACACCATAGTTTACTCTGTCTAGTGCTTCACCAAACTCTGCATAAGTTACTTTGTAACGTCTGAGGAGGTTGGCAAGACCGAGCACTCCAAGCCCCACTTGTTTGTCAAGTGCTGGGGTAAGGTATTCTCCAGATTCTCCAACACCTGTCCTTGCATGGAGATCACACAACTCGGACATAGCTGTAGTGAAACCCTCTTGTATGTTGCCGATAGTACAGGCAGCGAGATTGACATGCTGTAACAGGCATGTGCCTCGTGAGGGCAGGTAAACCTCAAGACAGACGTTGGAGTAGATTCGTTGGTCATTGTTATCGTATTTTATTTTGTTAAGCCATATGTCTCCAGAGCGTATGCCCTCAAGCAAGGCTTCTTTATGGGGCGTATCCTTCCACATCCCCTCGGTAAGGTCAACGCATCGTTTGACCCAAGGTAACTCAGAGCGAGGAGTGGTGATATACTCAAGGATGTCGGGATGGTCAAGATCAAGATGCAAGACACAAGCCCCATTTTTATAGACTCCACCCCTCCTAATTGTTTCATTGAGAGCTGAGTATACTTTGCCAAATGATACAGGGCCACTAGCTACTAGCCCTTTATCGTTAGTGTGACCGTTAGGTCTAATCTTGGAGAGATGTACTGCAACACCTGCTCCGTATCGTAAAGCATGACTGACAAAACGCCAGCTTGCTTCTATTCCATTATCACCCTCGATACTATCTTCTACTACAAATACTGTGCAGCTTACAGGCAAACGTCCTTCTGGACTCTTCATCCAGTTATCTATTCTGCCAGTTCTAGCTACCAAAGGGTGTGGAAACAAATCGTTTAACATGTTTAAGGATTCCAAAGAATGGGTTGGTTACGGTCATGGTCATAGTTTTCGTTACGCAAGATCTTGGCTAGTCGTGCGTTGAGCAAAGCGTCATCATCCGATAACCCTCTATCTCTGTAGGCTTTACACACTGCCTCCCACTGGTTTTCATTTTTGTCCAATAATTCTGTAGCTCTTTTGACTCCTATTCCAGGGCAACCAGAGTACCCATCTGTGGGATCTCCGCTTAGGCTCTGTACTAGATGCCATCTGTCACCTTCTTCTTCTGTAATCTCTGTAACATCATCAGTCATGTTCCATAGAACAGAGGGTATCTGTCTCATGTCTTTGTCTGGACTGACAATAATATTACTGGGGTCTGCATGGCGTGTAGCCTCGATGCCAATGGTGTCATCTGCTTCTAACCCTTCAATCAGTTTGAAGTTGTGATTTTCTCTACAGTAATTTACTAAACGCTTATAGCCAAGGGGCTTACGTTTCATTCTATGTCCCTTGTAATCGGGATAAATTTTCTTTCTAAAATTCTCAGTGCTTGAAAAGTATAAGATGAAGTCATCGTCCATCATAGCCTTTGTCACTTTATTTAATTCATTATGGAATACCCGTAGGACTTCGCTAAATTGTGACTGAGCAATGATAACATCCTCTCCAAAATCTATACCAATCTCACATGCTTGAGCAGCTTTGTAAGCTAGGAAATCAGAGTCAATTAATAACATTAGTGTACCTCAGCCCAGTTGTCACCGACTTGTGCGTCAGCTTCAATAGGCAGTCGTATGTTGTAATACTCACCAGCCTGTAATGCAGATATTTTACAAACCTCAGCTACGTCATGAGCAATGAGGTGTGGAGCACCCAATACTTGTTCGTCATGGACAAACGCATATCGTTCATGATTGAACATACTCATCCGTAGGTTTTGATCTGTTAGTAACAGCCATCGCTTTGCGACAACTGCTGCCGACCCCTGTAAGAGACAGTTTAACGCCTTGTGTTCTTTGTCCACAATGATTTGGCGTTTGTCGATAGCACGAATACTACCTCTCTCAGCAACTCTGCGAGTATCTTTAACAAGATCTTCCAAGCCTGGAATAGCATCCATATAAGCTCTACGAATTTCTGCCCCCTTCTTCTTCGCTTTGTCGAGGGGGAGCATATTGTCAAAAGATAATCCAAGTTTCTGGTCGCCCCCTCCATACAAGAAACAATAAGTAATTGTCTTGACTTGTCTGCGAGAGATTCCAATTTTTTCTGCATTGACTTGGTGAATGTCTTGTTCTAGTAAGATCTTTGCATACCTACCGCCATCGTAACGTGCTAGGTAGTGAGCAAATAATCTTAGCTCTATCCCAGCAAGGTCGCTATCGACTAGCTTCCAAGTTGGGTTGGTGATAAATAGTTCACGGCAATCCTTGTCCGAACTTACCTGTGCAAGGTTCGGGTGTGAATGTGCCATTCGATGTGTCACCGCACCGATAAAGCAAGAGTGGTGAAGTCTGCCATCCTTGACTAGCTTCAACCAAGCATTAGTTCCTTGGGATAACATTCCTAACTTCTTCTGAATGATTAGAATACTTAGAAATACTAATGCCTCTTCTGTTCCTATCTCTTTGAGAACTGTCTCATCAATGACTGCTTTACCAGTCGGTGTGAGTTTGGTAGGCTTCCAACCTTGAAAGGTTTTAAACCACCATGCTATGTGTTCTCTACTGCTAGGATTAAAGTCTTTTAGCCGTTGCATTTCGCAACCAGCATAGTAACCTTGTTTTTTGTTATCTCTTTTTGGAGTAAACAAATTGTGTGGAACGTAGTGGCAGATTGTCTCAGCCGTTTGTTTGAATTTTTCCAGCTCGGTTAACAGCTGGTTCTCTAGTTCCTGTGCCTTTCTAACATCAAATGGCCAGCCTGTAGTCTTTTGTTGACTCATCAGCTCTGCTATCTGGTGCTCTAGGACAACGCTTTCAGCGATTTTTGGAAATGTGTCCATAATTTAGTTAAGATAGCAACGTCTTGTCTGCAGTAATCCTGCATTTCTTGTGACCAATCCGTCCAGTCAGTTGTTTTACCAAAGTCATCTTTGTAACATTGTAGTCTGTAGCCATAGGCTTCCAAACTATGTGAGCCATACAGACGTGCTGGCATCTTGTACCACTTCCGTCTGAGGTCTATGTCCAAGAGATTTGGATGAAAGAACCTACTCATTATGAGTGTGTCCCAATGTTTTGCTTTACCCTCAAAAAAGGGAAAGTGTTTTTTAATTTCAGGTACGTCAAACATAATACCATTGTGTGAAATGATATTGTCAGCATTTTCGAGATCGCATACTGCATTGACTACACTGTAATTTTTACTAGCTTGATCGTTGTACTCCATGACTTGACCTGTATCAATGTCTTGAGTGACAACACAATGGATACAACTTGAGTCAATACCATTTGTTTCTATATCGAAAGCTAGATTAACCGAAGTCTGTGCTTGGGTTGAAGTCGGGCGTAACTTCATTTTCTTCAAAGGTGCATGTGTCGAGGTGGTAAGTTAATTCGTTGGCGATACCAACTTCCCCAGAATGACGATTCTTGAGGACTCTAACAGTAGTAGTATCTCGTTTGTTTGGATTCTGTTGATCTCTTTCAAGAGCAATAACCGTGTCAGATAACTGTGCAATAGCAGCAGAGCCTCGTAGTTGTCCTAGAGTGACTCGTGCTCCTTCTTCATGGTTTTGATCTGACTGTGTACGTCTGAGATGTGATACAAGAAACAATGTAATACCTGTTCGTTCAACAAGTGAACGTAACTTGGTCATTGTAACGTCTATCATACGTCTCTCATCTCCGTCCAATCCACTCAATAATATACTGAGGTGATCGAGGAATATAATACGACACTCCAATCCACAGGCAAGGTATTCGATTCGACTGTAAATTGTGTCAGGGTCATAGCTACCAAAGCCATCGAACAGAAAAAGATTCCAATTAGCAATAGTACTGTTATAGGCGTATTCGAGTTCTGATCGTTCATATTCTCCAAGGTGATAAGATCTACCCAACTGAGCAGACATCAATCCGAGGGCTGTCCTACGGTTAGATTCTTCAAGTGCCAAGTAACCGACCCGCTCTCCTCTTTGTAGAAGATGACTTGCAAGACTCCTACAGAAGCTCGATTTGCCTGTACCAGATCCTGCAGTAATGGTGACAAGTTCTCCGTACCGAATACCGTGCAACTTTCGCTGTAGTCCTTGAAATGGGTAGTCATGATCTGCGGGGGGTGTGGGTGTGGTGATTAGTTCGAGTAGAGATTTGGCATCAACGATACCGTCTGGTCTGTATGTCTTTGCATCCCAGATTGCTCGTCTGATTGCCTCGGAATCGCCAGCTTGCAGTGCGTCAGAAGCATCTTTATACTTCTCAAGCCTTGCAATCTTTGCTTTTCCAGGTGGTAGTAGCTCTGCACATTCTTGTGATGCCTGTCTACCAGCTTCGTCATTGTCAAAGAATAAAACAACCTCATCATAGTTTTGAAGAAGGTCTAGAACCCTTTGTAATGACTTCTTAGCAGCCTTTGCACCATTTGGTATGGATACATGAGGCCATTTGGGTTGAGCTTCCCATCCAGAGGCTGCATCGAGCTCTCCTTCATATATGGTAAGCCTTGTACCCTTATCTGGGAATAAATTTTGCCCAAAAAGTTGAGAGTCGTTGTTGTTACCCTCCATCCAGAAGTCTTTGTCCTTTGTTTTGACTTTTGCTGCACAAACTTGACCGTTTTTGTCAAAATAGTGCATACGGAGCGTTTCCCCGTCCTTATGGATGCGATATTTACGGCATGTCTCTTCCGACAAGCCTCGTTTGGTTAATTTAACAGGATTACCTTTAAGCATTGCGGTCTTTTTTTGTTTGC